GTTGCCCCCTTAGGGGTTCCCCAAGAGCTCGGCACCTGGAACACGCTCGCGATCTCGTCAACCGGTGCACGCTCGTCCACTCATGCGAGAAACCATTGCACCCTTACAGCCAACCTCACACCACCTATCACAAACCTCACATCGCCAAAATTCACAACCCTTGTAAAAAATTACCTCAACACGCCTAAAGAAATGGCATGAGCCTATAACTACTCATACCATTTCTATAATATATTCAAGCGGTTCGACTTCTTCCGAAGTCCTTTCATCTATTCCTATCGCTTCGCGATCACCTGCGCCTGTTATATATTTATAAGGTTCTGGCCCTACCAGGGTCGTTCAATCATTTGTGTCGCTATGCGATCTCATGGCCGATGGCTCATTCCATCGCTTGCGACCGGCCCACCCTAAACCAAGAGTTCAAGCCTAGAAGAGGGCTAGATACCTATTAATAATATCCTTTGTGCTATGGTCGTTATAGTATACATTTCCTACCCTATAATTTCGAACGATCATAGATAGCACTCGATCATTTCGCCAGCCTTTCGAAAGAATCATATTTTCGCGCATATCTTTTCCAATCGAATACACAGCTGGATAGTCCATGTTTACATTTCGATTGATGAAAATTTTTCCCTCTGTAAAATCGACATAACAACCAAAATAAATACCATCTGCGTATATTGTGCAAATATATTTAGCATTTGGTGTCATACGCATGATAAAATCATTTGTATCATACGCAAATTCACCTGAATTATAATCACCATATCGTGTACCGCTTATCAGTTTTTGAAACGATGATTTTTCCTGCGATCCTTTATCATAATCATCACCACAATTTTGAATCAATATTTGTTCTTTCATCATGGACCCTTTAAAGGTATTAAATTCCTTTGCCGGGTTCACACTGATATTAAAATAATTAAAATACGGGTTGGAAATACTTGTTTTATTGGCCAGTAAATACACATGGCCTTCACGCTGCCTGAAAATGGAATCAATGGCATTTAAAAATAATTCTACTTCATTTGGTATGTATAAATTATATCCGCCTTTTTCCGGTAAAAACTCATCAAAAATAATGGTGTCCACGTTCACGAAAGAGGAAGATTTTAATGTTTTATAGCGTGATAGTGGCATAGCATAGCCACAAATTTCATCATTGATATAAAATTTATTGTACTTCTTGCCACCTTTGACACTTAGTTCATCTTCTGGAAATTCATGTGCAATATCATTGAAAAATGTGTCTATAGTGCTCATGTCGGTCGTGTGTCTTTTAAAATAGAAAAACTGTTTTCCCGTCTTTTTGTAATGTTTGATACTGTCCACTTTAAAACCATACGTTTTACCAATTCCACGTCCGCCCACGATGAAATTGATAAATTTATTGTAGGATTTCACTCTGGACGGAACGTAGAAATGAAAACGTTTTTCAGACATTAGGCAACCTCAATCAAAGGCGGACAGTTTACCCAGATTCCATTTATTTTACAGCGATTGGTTGGTATATCAACCTTTTCAACACGTGAACGTGTCAGATACACACGTGCATTTGTGTTCATCAATACATTATCCAATGCACCATCGGAATGATCATATTCTTCCACTAATGAAATTGGATACCAACCACCTAATTCTTTAAGATAGCAACACAAGGCACCTTCTTTTACCTGCAATCCTTGATCGCCAATTTTCATTGGAATGGATGTAACATAACTTCCAACGTGTAATATCTGATCAACTAATTCATTGACAGGTAAAATCTGATTACTACTGTTGTCAATGTTCTTCAGACGGAACGCATAATAAAATGTCGCTGAATATGGTAGTTTTGCCAAGTTAAACGCGCCATTTTTTCCGCCCTGGTTCTGGCCTAAAAACCAGCCATACCCGTCACCATTGTCATGGTCGAAAATCGCCACATGGCTGTAGGGTGTCCAGTTTGGTGTTTCTTTGAAAAAACACAAGTCACCCGGCTGCATCGTATAGATCGCATTGAAATATTTTAAAAGATTGTTTGAATTGCGATTATTGTATATATCTTTCACATATCCACTGACTGTACAATGATCATAAGGCACGCCATTTTCAACACAAAACTTAACATAACCATCCCAGCACTGATATTTTTGATAGCTAGGAAAATTATCAAAATCAAATGCTTTTCCTATTACCAAATTTTTAAATTGTTCATAGTTCATTGTCTCACCTTCTTTTAGTAAATGTTGTAAAATAAACCATAGTCCAGCATTTCATCATATAAATTGGTTTCCAGTGTTATGATCGCATCGCGTGAGCCTTGTAACACTTCGGCCAGAGTCTGCACACCAATGTTTCCCTCACGATGAAATTTATAGTCTTCATTCGCATCCGTTTCACTCTTGCTTCCAGGCTCACTAATTTGCTGGACGATACTGTCCACGTAGTTTGTTCCTTCAAGATCCAAACGGCCTTGCGGTGTCGAACTTGTCAAATTGGTTGCCTTGTCTTTTCCAGAGCTGGAAGAGCTTCCGGTATTCTGTCTTGTATATTCTTCATCATAGCTGGTATTAAAAGTAGGGTTTTCCTGATCCTGAAAAGGAATGGTTTTAAACAAGCTGAAATAACGTGGCATGTTGATGATCATCCAGTGTTTTAATTCTCTATGCCAGTATGCATAGGTCTCTTGTCCGATTTCATCAAAGAAAAAATGATTCAAGATACCGGTTTCCAGTTCTTTTTTTGATACATACCCTTTTTCATTGATCATATCCTCTGTATAGAATTGATAGTCAAAATCAAAAATTTTCGGCCTTGCCAATTCTAAGATCTCATCATCGCTCAATGTATACCCACTTTCAATGATTTCTTTATGACAGAGTGCATAGCATACCCCTTGTATTGTTTCTGTGTATTTGGCGCCCGTCACAGGCACAAGGCACGGTTTAAATGGTTTATACATTTTCATCACCTTCTTCCAGGCTTGCCATTTCTTCCAAACTCATGTCGTTTACTTCCATCATGTCCAGCATGTCATTATACGCTCGAAAACTTACTTTTACGTTGGTTCCAAATTTCTGATTGAATGCATCGACCGCTTTTTGACGTTCTGCAAGCCAAATGTTTCTCGATGCAATGATCTGTGTGTTGTTGGCATAGACTTCAGCACTCTGCACACGTTCTCTCTTGTCCTGGTTGGCATTGTCAATGCCTAAAAATGTCATGCATTCTCTTAGAATGGTTTGTTTGACATCGTTCACATCCATGGCCACAAATGGCGCCTGTGTCGGCAGCACTTGTAGCATGCTCATAATATCTAAATTTTTAGCAGTGAATATCGCACGTACACCACTTCGCACCTTTTTTATAAAATTATTAAATTGGTTCAACATGCGTTTATCCCCTTGAATGATGTACGGTGTCCATTGTGCATCCAGATTGACGTTGATTGTCTCGGATGCAAGCGCCAGCTGTTTGGCATAGTATTGCAATTGAGGTAGTAATGGCGCATATAAAGGGGAATTTTTAAACAATATTACATCTTCGGCGTTATAGGTTCCGGTCAATTCACCCGTTGGATCCACACCACGATAGGCGGTCGGCATGTAATAATGATTCAGCTTACCACCGATCGTACATTCTAAAGCGGTCGGGCCAAAACGTTCATCATCAATGATGATGCATAGTCCTCTTGTCTGCATGATAAATTCCAAATAAAACGTGTCTACGCTTTTTGGCATGTCTGTATATTCAAACATGTTCAATGCTATATTGAAAAGATAGCTCAAATATAGATGCTCAAGGCTTGTCTTTTCATCGGAAATAAAATCTGTTGGTAACATTTAAATATCCCCCTTTCGGTTTCCAAATTTATCATTGTCATGCGGGTCATTCAAAGGTCGATTGTTTTTTGTATAATCGCAAATATCTTTCGTATGCCATAAGGTCACACCATTATCCAGACAACGCTTTATTTTTTCCAGATCTTGCGGGTCGATATCCCCGCCTTTCATATTGACTTTCACAGTCTGTATATAGTTCCAGTATTGTCTGGTGTGCAAGTTTGGCATTTTGGTTAGATTGGTCGAATAACCACGAACATTGAATACTTGGCTGGCTCTTTCTATATATTCATCGGTTGGCGTGTAGATAAATAATATAGGTGTCTGCAAGCCTAAAGAAATCACGCGATAAATGTTTGAACCACCACAGACGATGCTGTCGGCTGTCGCGTTGGCATCATGGATCTTCGCTTGATAACTTTCAATTGCATTTTGAATGTTTGTTTCAGCTTGGTATTTGGTTGTGGTGTTTCTTAATGCGTTCTGCACCGCTGTTATCTGACTGTTTGCATTGTTCTGTAAACTTGCATTGTTCATCGCATTGGCGTTCTGTGCCTGCATCGTCAAATTGTTGGCCTGCATCTGGGCGGCTGTGTTTGACACATTTGCAAAACCACCAATTAAGGATCCAACCGCTCCGCCAAGGTTTCCTGTTAGTAAATTTCCGGCTGCACTTCCAAGACTTCCGGCAAGACCAGACCACATACCAACATTGGCCACTTGATTTTGAATGCCCGTTAGCTGACTGTTTAACATGTTATTGTTAGCAGTCATTTGTGATCGCATAGCATTTTGAATACCGGTCTGCTGGCTCATTGCCTGTCCGGTTGCGCTGGCAATGCGCATGCTTGTCTCATTGCTTCGAATGGTATTCGACACACCCACATTCATGCTGTTTTTACTTGTCTGCATCAAAACCGCTGTGTAGTCCGAAACAATAGGCAAGGCTAGTTCGTAGCCATCTTCAAAGGCATCATTCATTCCATTTAGGTTATTGTTGCCATAAAGATCTTGTTTTTTAACCTTGTAATTTTCTGGTATATAGTCGACTTTGGAAGTGTCAATACTTCCCACGATCAGAAAACGTATATTTGTTAAATCGTCAAATAATTCATGTTGATACACTTTGGATGTTCCGTTCATATTCGATAAAATACTAAAACTGAAAGGGCTGAACATTAATTTTGTTTCTTTCAAAAAATCTAGGTTTAAAAGAATATTGAAAGGGTTGGTGTATTCTCTTTCAACATTGATAGACGCGTCATTTGAGTAGACACTATTTAAAGGAAGGCTGGAAGGCCGCAAGAAAGTATAATCACCTTCTTTTACAACATTATATCCTTGTTTGGCTACGATTCGTTTATGCGTTCCAGCGTATTCAGAACGCAAGCCATATAATGCATTGGTTACGATGATACTTGAACATTTGTTCACAAAATTTTCATCATTTCGAATTAGATTATAAACTGTCTGGAAGGCGGTTAAATTGCTTTCCGTTCCATCTTTTAATACAACAAAACCGTCTTGAATACCGCCGCCGGTCGTCAAATCAAACGGAAAGATATAATGATACAGCTGTGTAGGCACACCGTGTTCCAGTGTTGCACTATCCGCCTGATTAAAATGTTGGCTCATCGTGATAACGATGTAACTTATATCGGCTTGTGCGCTTTCTATATTTGCATTTCTTCGGCACACAAGATTATCACCAATTTCGATGTTTTCCGGTTGTGTATTGATGCATGGTAGTCTGGTTCCTTCATCATTGTAATACCACAGCTCACGATGCTCATAGGCAACAAAACTAGGCAGTATATCCTTTTCGATCTCGAAACGCCATGTTTGCATGACATCCGTTTCAAATTGAATCGATGTGACATTATCGGAAACGTATGCAATGGATGTGATAAAACAATATATCCATTTGGACCCGTTTCCCGTCTTTTTATTGCGATACATCATGTAGTTATAGGTACGAAGATCATCAAATGCACCATCTACCAGAACGACACCATTGGCGCGCTGGTAAGTATAATTATCATAGGTTATCTTTTGATTTTCAAAGTTATTCATATAAAAATTATACTGTTCTTCCGGCGTGCTGAAACATCCCCAGTACGTATTATTCATTGCGTCACACTCTACACCTTTCAATAATATAATGGTCGTGTCGGGTGTAAATTGACTGTTTAATATTGGCATGTTCTCACCTCTTTCTTTTATTTTATCACACTATTCATATTGGAGTAAATAATTGTAAATGACACGTGCTGTGTCACCACGTTCCGGTTGGTTCGGGTCAAAAGGCCTTTCATAATTCGCTAAAAATTCAATCGCTAGATCGTATGGATCCCGTGATGACGTGCTGAACGCTCGAAAGCTCTCCGGGTATGCATTTGTTGCGATCCACTGTTGATTGTTTTCCATTTCCCATTGGATGCGATCACACTCGCTCTGTCCAAATTTTGAGACATCCGGATAGACACCCTGCTCTTGTAGCCATGTGATAATTTTTGTATATGGCGTCCATTGTACAAGTCCATATCCCCAAGAATCCGGCGGTTGATGCCATGCATCATCACCCTGCCAGCGGTTTGGATTGACTGTACTTTCATGCCATGCATTGCCTAAAATTCCACATACAGCGTTTAAGCTCCATCCCTTGGCTTTAAAATAGGCCCAGAATGCACGACAATTGTTATACGCTTCATCCTCTGTCAAAGGCCTTGTATTGTTGATGTCTCCCGGTATGATCCATGCAATTGGTGTCGGTTCGGGCGGACTTGGTTTTTCATCCTGTATTTGTACTGGCAACAATTCAATGCCAAAAGGATCTATTGGCAATAAAAACGTGTGATAGGTTGGCTCTGGTGTAGGTGGTTGGGTTCCATCGACAAAGGTTGAAAAGTTTAAGCCTTGGCTGTTTATGATCTGGGTATCATTGATAAAAAAGATCGTTTCGGGTGATACACTGTCTTGCAAAGCATAGCACAAGTTACCAAACGCACATGTTACGCCATAGCTAACGAGTTGTGCATTGGCAATCGGCGCTTGATCCAAGTGGCAATGATCACCGGTTACCATGCCAGCGGTTCCGGTTGATGTGATTCGTTCGCCTTGTTTAAAGCTTGTCTGTGCTGGCGGGTTATTATTGTGTGTAAAAGAAAAACTAACATAACCCTTTACCCATCCAGTGCCTAAAGGACTGGCATAATAGACTTCATTGTCGCTCGTATAACCGCGTGTATTTCCAACATTATCTCGATACACCTCATGGCAGTCGCAAGGTGCGTACCCATCATAATGGACGGTTGGCCCTACACAGTCCACCGGGTTTCCACAGCAATGGCTCAAAGATCCTGGCCCGGATAGCTGTGTTATGTTCATGACTGGAAAAGGCCACAGCACAACTTGTGTGCCATCTTTAGCAACTAAAGTTTGTCCTGGCTGCATTGTCTCACCTCTTTCTAAGAAAAAGAACTAGGAAAATAATTCCCCTAGCTCTTTTAGTTTCTGTTCGCAAACATCCGCGCGTTCCTTCATCCCATGCGCATGAAAGATCTTGATGCAGCGCATGTAAAATTCTTGATAAAACTCTTTTTCGTGTCCTTCCGGCAAAGAATATGGAATATCTTCCGGTTTGTTCATATTTTCCAAGGCTTTAAATTGGCATGTCATTCTGCAACCTCAAAATAGTTACCAACTAAACTAGCACAAGTTGCATATAAAGGCTGGCCAGAATCACGTATACATTTATAGATGATACCTTCTTCCAGATAATATTTACCATTGTATACGGTCATGGTCTGATCATATGGAATAGGATCGTCTATTGTTCCAGCGTTTTCTACATTGATCACTTCCCATAGGCTGGCTGTGTCGATAGATGGTTTCCAGTTTTCTTGTGATGTGTGCGCTTGACGACATTTCCACAACTTGTCATCACATAATACACGATCTCCCACTTTATACACTGTATCTGTTTTCCAAGGATCGTAGCATAAAAGAAGTTTAGCCGCTTCCGTATCCGACAATTCAACCAAAAACGAAGCTCTAGCACTTGCGAACATCATTTGTTCTAATGTTGCTTCCTGTTCTGATTTTTCTGTTTCTTTTGTGTGATAAAATTCTTCCTTTTCTTCGGGTGTAAGTTCTACTAATTTACCATCTTGATATTTATAGTTGAAAATATCCATTACGTTGAAATCGTCATCAACTTCTACTTCAATACAATCTGAAAATTTAAAGCTCTCGACACTCAAAATTTTATTATTTTCTTCTCGAACAAAAATAATCATGGTGCTATTTCACCTTCCTCTGAATAAACAATTAAAAAGTTAAATCGACAACTTCCTATTGTTCCATTATCAACTCTAGCATACATAACGTCTCTTCTGTTATCATATGCCATGGCTGGTATATATGCATTATTGCTTGACCAATCGCCTGAAATAACCTGAAACCAAATTTTTTCATTAAATTTGTTGATCGTTCCAGATAAACCTAACAGTTCCATTAATTGCGCTTTTGTGTATAAATCTATAAAACCGCTGGCTGTTTGCAATTGAAAAACTTTCGTTACATATCGCATTGATGTAATGTGTTTATTAATTTTTAGAATTTTATCATTCAAAACTTTTCCTTGTGCAGCACTCAAAGGCTTATTCGTATCACTGGAAGTCAATGCATTGACAACGTCCGTATTTTCCAATAGATTACCAGCTAAAGTTCCATCATATTCATAAATTGGTAACATACTACCACCACCTATTTAGCTGGGTTTTCTAAGAACAATGCTTTTTTTAGTTTGGCCTGAAGTCCAGCGATGCTTGTATCTTGCTGTGTATTTTTCTGCTGTACTGATTGAATATCCGATTTTGCTTGTGTTATATCCGCTTGTGCCTGTTCCACATCACTAACAAGTTGGTCAAATCCATCTGGTGTAGATGTATCAATCAATTCCTTTAATGCTTTTCCTTGTTCGGCACTTAAAACCTTACTGGTACCACCTGTTGTCAGATTATTGACGATGTCCTTATCTTCTACTAAATTGGCTGCAACTGTACCTTCATAATTATATGTCGTTTTCATTTTTATTCCTCTCTTTCTAAATGAATTGGTATAGTATTTTCATCATTTTTTTTTTATTTCCTGCAAAGGGTATGCATTGGTTAAAAAACCACATCGCTGAATCGTATCATTTAATGCATTGATAGAAGTAATAAGCGATTGAATATCTGATTTTAATGCGATCTCATTTTTTACACTTTCGCCATTTAACCAAACGGGTTTTTCTGACGATGCAATAACAGCATCCAGCGCATTATTTCCTAAAACAATATCCGTCCCATTTTTCTTCAAGATATTATCATCGTTTTCAAATCGAATGTCGGCATTGTTTCCTAGTTTAAGTGGGCCCGTCATCGTTCCGCCAGACTTGTCTAGTTTCTGATTCCATAAAGGATTTTGTGCAATCAGATCGTTTAACGTGCCATCTTCAACCCATTGATTTAAAATTTTCTGTGTTTCTTCTGTAGCAATGTTGGAAATTTTTTCATTCAAAAACTCTTGAAAATTGTTCCAATCATCTAAAAGTGCATCCATATTTTCATAGACAATGGAAACATAACCTTGTAAATAATTGATGCACTGATATAAATTATATCCCTGATTGAACGCGGTTACGTTGTTTGATACCACATTTCCCACGTTTGGAAGTGGTTCAAATTTTGGAAGATCAGACATTTTCATCACTTCCTTTTAAATCTAAAATGGTGTCAATTTTTGCGCTTAACTTTTCCATGACAATGGTATTGTTTTCAATGGTTGTCGTCAGCTTATCGACTTCATTCTTATGTTCATCATTAATTTTAGTTATTTCTTCTTTATGCGTGTCATTTAAATACTTGACATAATATCCCATGACGCCACACATAACAATTGGAAAACCAACGGTAGAAATTAATTGAACAACTGCGTTTGCTGTTTCCATGGTATCACCTCTTTTTCTATACTTATAATAAACAAAAAAGCCACTTTGTGCAAGTGGCTCTCTTGTTTTCCAATGGTTCAAAACCGATTAGAAAGAACTCAAATCTGTTAAAAAGAGTAAAAAGGAGGGTAAGTGTATCTATATGCCTGCTAGACCTTACACCCTTATTATAGAAAAGAAAAAAGGCTTTTGCAAGCCCTTTCTCTGTATTTACGCTACAACGACAACTTGAATCACACTCTGAACACTTGTTTCAACCGTGTCTTTGACAGTCACTGTTTTCAAGCCAGCTGTTGCACTTCCGTTAGCTGCGATCGTGATTTCTGTTTTGTCATCATTGATTGTTGCTGTCACATTTGGATCACTGGATGTTGCTGTTACATTAACCGATGCATCAATTCCAGATTTCTGGATGCTCATTTTTACCTTTTTGGTTTCATTTGCTTTTAATGTAATGGCATCCGGATTGACTGTGATCCCTGTAATTTTGTTTTCAGCGCTACCGCTTACAAAAGCGATCGCATTCGCGAAACGACTTGTAGCAATACCTTCCCAGTGATGTAACCAGTAATTCCAATACAAGCCTTCCCCGTTATACTGTGTATTTACATTGTATTTCTGATCGAATACGCGGTAGATCTCACGATCTACTAACATCGCTTCCACTTTTCCGTTGTCGGTTTCTGGAAGTGTTGGAATTACCAATACATGTGTTTTAAAGTTGGCAACGTCCAACTGGAATGTCTGTGACAACCATTCAATATTTAAGAAGCTGTTGGATTCGGCTGTTAAAATGATATATAGATCATCCAATTCATTCTGTTTGGTCACGCCCATCCCGTTGTATTCATTATGCGGTTCTGTCAAAATGGATGCATACATTGTCAATTGTCTTGCTAGATCCTTAGCACTTGCTGTGTCCGTGACAGCGTTTGCTAAGTTGATGATCTTCATATACCCATTTTCATAATGCGTTGTCAGTGCGGACTTCATATATTTGTAGTCGTCTCGATTGTCACCATTGTACAAGCTGTCCACGATCTTAGCAATCAAACTATTGACACCATCCCAAGTCACAAAATAGCTGCGCAAATCATCGTCTGTCACAGTGCTCTTATAAAAGCTTTTTCGATTGACAGTGTAAAACACTGTCTTGATGTCTGGTAATTCGCGTTTAAATACATTGGTTTCCGATGCCGCCTGATCATAAGCATGCTCTTTCGCTGCTTCCACAAAGTATTCTTCCATCGTGTAGCCTAAAGGCATGTTCTGCATCTTAAATGGCGCTAGTCTGTTTGAAAGAATATTTTTGTGTGCAATGGTACGCCCGATGCGTGTTGCTAAAGTTACCCATTCAGTTGCAAGTTGTTCTGGGTATTCAAGTAAACCATTCATAAAATCCAAGGAATTGGTTTCTAAAGGATCCCCTACGCTTGCACGGAAATTTTCCGATGCCGCCATGTACATAGAATGTGCTACCTGCTGGCCAGTTGGTTCAGCTTCCAATCCTAAATTGGTCTGAATTGCCTTAGCCACGTCTTTTGCTGTTGTTTTAGCCATTTTTCTTCATCTCCATTCTTTTTTAAAACATTTTCTTGATGTTAAAATCACTCGTGTTCTTTTTCTCTTTTTCCTTTGCCTTTTCCGCATCAAATCCCACTTTCATAAATAAACTGGAATTCGCTTCTACAAGTCGCTCATTCTTGGCTTTCAAGTCGGTGTTTTCTGTTGTCAAAGTTTCGTTGCTTTCAAACAATGATCCTACTTCACCTCGCAATTGATCCAACAATGTTGAGCGCTCGGCGCGGTCGTCCTGCTCCAGGACTTGGCCAATCAGAGTGTTCATTTCGTCTTGTGTCATTCAGTAATCACCTCTTTAATTTAATAATATATCACAATTTCTATAAAAGCAAAACAAAAAGGCGTTTTCCGCCTTTCTGCTTTTTGGTCTTAGAAAAACTAAGAAAGATGAGATTGAAAAGGATGCAATTAAATGAATGACACTGTATGAGGTGTAATTTTATTCCGGCATGTTTCACCATGATACGCCCGGAACAAGCAACCATTTTGAAATTGCTCCCCTTCGTGTTAACTATACTATGTTTATTTCATTTCGTCAATTTCAATTTGTCTTCGGATGCAAAGACGAACAAATTTTGAAAGCTGGTGCTTTTTCTTGTATTCTTCCAGCTTTTCAATCAAAAGCGTGTCATCCTTTGGCACGATGATATTATATCGCTTATAGTGTTCTCTGGTAAATTGATTGATATAGTCGTAGGCTTTATTTTTCATCCTGTCACCTCTTTCTTATCGTCTCTTGATCTTGAATTGTGCATCGTATAAAACCACACCGCCAGGCACATGGCTTTTTTTCAAACAGCCCGGCACGCTCGTTCCAACCTTGAACGTCTCAAATGTTATGTTCTGCTTGGCGCTTTCTGTCATGCCGGCGCATTTTACATTCAACCGGTATGCGATTCCCTCACGCAAATACACAAGATTGTCCTTCTTGTCATGGTCTTCGATAAAGGCACGCTGGCGTTCGTTATATTCATTGTAAGAAATTTCAATTTCTTCAATATATGTTTTTGCACCTACAAAATAGGCACGTTTGAATACACTTTCCAGCCCCCAAAAACCAAGTTCTTTATCATCTATAACATCCTTTATTGCATCTGGTACATCCGTTCCTACCAGATGGATGGAATCAGTGTCAATATACGCCACGCGGTCGATTCCTACTTTCTGGGCGGTTAAGATCGTATACTTTCGCGCATAGGCTGTTACAAATGTTGCGTAAGGCAAATAGATAGGGTCACGCATTTCTGTGTCAATTTCTTCCGTGATTTCGTCTGTTTCCGGATTCCACACCTTGATTTTTGGCTCGGCCATTCGCAGCACACCTTCTTCATCCAGATAAGGTATTTTTGGTGTCACATCCGGGTTTGTTGCAAACTTCCCATACACAGAGTTCATTTTTCTTTTCGCGATGAAACGTTTGGCACCTTTTTCCTTTTTCTTGACTTCCATGCATTCCTCAATAAAAGGTCGGGCAACGCCCACATTGCCACGAAAATAATATCCGCCATTAAAAGAAACATCATACACATCGTATTGATGTTGTATGAGTTCCCAGTCCACACTGGTCAATGTCATGCTGACAACTTCTCCATTCGAGCTATCAATATATTCTTTGGATCCGTTATAAATGGTCACCTTGTCCAGTGATATACAAGGTATATGATCCGGTTTGATATCAAACGCAAAATTGACGTTGGCAACCCATAAAGGACGCGTTTTCAATATCTCTGGGTTTGGCTCCCCTTCAAAGATCGTAGGCAATCCATAAGGCAACAACTCCAGATACATACGTGAAGGATATAAACTATTAACATCAAATACCATGCCATTTTGAATCAGCTTTTCATTGTGTCTTGGATTTGCCCATACAAAACCACCACTATAACTCTGGCGTATATCTGCATCGCTTTCTAGGCTCAATCCTGGATATAGTTTATTGAACGAATCGCCAAGGCTTTCTTTAAATGCCTTATAACTGGCACCTGTCGCTGTCATTTTGTTAAAGCCTTCATCAAACAACTGTTCCAGTGCCATTGCTACGATGTCAATGTCATTAAATAGGTATTCTTTTTCCTCTCTGGTTAAAAGGTGTCCGGGTTCTCGATTGGCATCATAGTCTAGGTGTAGCTTTCGAATCGGTAAATGGAAGTCATGCGCGATCTGTCGAACGCTAAAAGGAATCAACTTCAAACTATCCCAAATGGTCGTCTTGATCGTATGCTTTTTTCGTACTTTCCAGTAGATTTCAATCGCATACCACTGCCCAAGATTGGAAATGATCGTGTGAAAACAGCCCTCTTTTGGGTGTTTGGAATACTTCCACCCGTTTTTAAGCAAATGGCTGATAATAAATTCCCCGTCAAAAGCCAGATTGTGAAAATAGCATTTTATATTTTTCCCTTGGATCCATTCTATAAACGTCTCAATGGAATTTCCAAAAAGTTTATGATCTGTCTTTCCTACTTCGCTGGCACCCCATGCCCACACTCTACAATCGTTTGGGTCTGTCGTGGTTTCAAAATCACAAGAATAAACTTGCACTAATTTTTGACAGTCCTTCTAACAAATTTGGAAAGACTTGTAGATACCTCTTGAAAGGATTGTTTGATCTCGGATTCCATGAAATTGACATACCAAAGATTAAATGCATCCACACTGCTCTCTTCCTGATAAAACCACTTTGTAAAATCTGATACAGAAAGTCTCTTGATACTTTTTGACATTTCTCTGAATTGTTTGGAAGTCATAGCACCTTGTTTTCTCTGGTTTCGCAAGGCCTTTAAATAGTTGTCACGCAGTCTCTTGTTTTTTAGCTCCGGATTTCGAACATTTCTCTTTAAGCTTGAAATGCGCTTTTTTAATTGCTGTTCGGATGAGTAGCTTTCAATGTTGACCGGTCTTAAATCTTCAAAAATTCGCTCACGTTCATCTTTTACCACGCGCAGCGCCTTGTTCAATTTAACCGTATTATATTCACCGCCGATTGTCTGTTTCAAATTCGATATCTGTTTGCGCTGTTTTCTTCGAATTTTGTTTTCCTGCTTAATAAGCTCATTTGCCTTTTTTATGTCCTGCACTTTAAAGGCAACGCCTCTGCGATTGACATAGTATCGATTTTCCCGGTTAAAACGTTTGATACTGTTGATATATTTATTAAATTCATCGCGCGAAGAAAAATCAGATAATGTTTTGACTTCGGTAAAATAAACTTCCTGACCTTGTTTTCTGGCAATTGTTGCGGTTCTACGTGCACTCTTGATATAGTTTTCTAGTTTTCTACGATCTTCATAGCTTTTCCTAAATTTTGGTTTTTTCTTTGCCAAATTGACCACCTCCAAATTTTAAAAATAGGCAGAGTGTTTCTGCCTAAATTTTAAAATGGCAAGTCATCGTCTTGCAAGGATAATGTATCTTCTTTTGGTTCTTCTTTCTTGTCAAAGATCAATTCAACACGTTCTGCATTGATCTCGTGATTCACATATACTTTTCCTTTGCTCTCCGAATTACGAATGTCATAATGCCCTTCAATAATGGCACGCATGCCTTTCTGTCCGTATTTTTCGACATATTCAGCTTGTTTGTCCCATAAAATAATGGTTGGAAAAATAGCTTTTTCTTTGTCTTTTGACACAGCCAAAGCAAAGCGCATCACGCTTTTTCCTGATTTTGTTTTCATCAATTCGATTTCATTTGCAATTCGTCCGCTTAAAATAACTTTATTCATCTTGTTTCCTCTTCTTTCTATTTAAAAATACTCGGTACACTTATTTCCGCGTCTACATCAAATTCCCATCAACTTGGAATAAAACCATCAGCACATACAGCACATTTAGACGCTTCATATTTAGAATGCAATCTACAATCTTCACATTTAGCTGTTTCCTGACAATGTCTTTTAATCACTTCTAATGCTGATAAAACATCTGTAAAATCCATGTTATAACCACCTTCCTATTTCTGCATCTAATAATGTGATCGTGCTGCCGCTTGGCAACGTTAACAACCATCCTTGCGATATGCGTTCGGCGTTTGTGTAGGCAATTTGTCGGCCGTTTATGAGTTCGACATAACCCACTTGTCTTGCTTCTCTCATCTTCTCACCTTCCTTTCTGTTTTCTCTAAATGAGTATATTATAACAGCCAGTGCATAGAAAAATACAAATATGCATAGATCTGTTATAAACTGAAGTAAATCAAATTGAAATTTGAGCCAGCTTACATCAACTTGCATATGCCTTAACTGGATTCGGAAAGCATCGTTCTGGATGCCCAGTGTAACCGCCAAGACACTGACTAAAATGGCATAGATGATCAAAAATAGCATGGTACAATTTCGAATGTTGATTGTATGTTTAATCTTCTTCATGTTTATTCTCCCTTACTAGTCCACAACTCATCAAATCAAACAATGTTTCCAGTTTTGTTTGCATCTGTAAAAAATCATAAATCGTTACTGGGTTATGATCATAATAATTTGACAGGCTTTCACGAACAAAATAAATGCGTGCATGTGCATTGATATCACAATGATTCTTTTGTGATATGTAAATGCAATCCTCTGTCATCTGGAAAAGCTCGGCTTTTCTCTGTGCATTTGTTAGTTTTGCAATCTGGTAATGTGTAAAGTGTTTCATAATTAGTTGTCCTTTCTGTTTAAAATAAATACTCCAATGCTCTGACACAACCGCAATGAAAGCTAAGAAATTTAATTGCTTCATCTGGCGATCCTATGAATAAATTTACTGTATAATTTCCATTATCTAAAAATAAACTAATTTCATCGCCAATCATTTCAAAGTTCATCCTGGCCGCCTCAAATTTTTCATCGTACACATAGTTTATTTTAACAATGAGCCTTTTAATTTGTTCAATTGTTTCTGTGTCTTGTTTCATGTTATTCACCACTTTCATGTAATTCAACAAAAGCATAAATAAAATTTTCAACATACATTAAAAATTTAAACATTTCATGTCTATCACTTTCAACAAGTAAGCAATAACGTTCATTTCCTTTCACAAGATCTAAAATGCATCCATTTAACTCAATGTAATATCCCTTTTCCATTTCCGCTAATTTTAAATTCACTTGATTGATCATTTGGTTTAAAATACTAGTAGTTGTTTCCATGATGTGTCCTCCTCTTTACACCATTATATTACCACAATATATTGCATAATGAAACACCTATTTACAATTTTTTGTACCTCACCTTATTCTAACCTTGGGCTTATGGTTTAGGGTGGGCCGGTCGCAAGCGATGGAATGAGCCATCGGCCATGAGATCGCATAGCGACACAAATGATTGAACGACCCTGGTAGGGCCAGAACCTTATAAATATATAACAGGCGCAGGTGATCGCGAAGCGATAGGAATAGATGAAAGGACTTCGGAAGAAGTCGAACCGCTTGAATATATTATAGAAATGGTATGAGTAGTTATAGGCTCATGCCATTTCTTTAGGCGTGTTGAGGTAATTTTTTACAAGGGTTGTGAATTTTGGCGATGTGAGGTTTGTGATAGGTGGTGTGAGGTTGGCTGTAAGGGTGCAATGGTTTCTCGCATGAGTGGACGAGCGTGCACCGGTTGACGAGATCGCGAGCGTGTTCCAGGTGCCGAGCTCTTGGGGAACCCCTAAGGGGGCAAC